GAACAATACTACAACGAAACCTTTAAATCAGAATAAGATGAAAAAAAATACTTTATTATTGAGGTCGGAGAGGATATGCACAAGACAATTCTCTTTGATATTATGGACAAGCTAAAAGAGGAAGGTCACTATTTTGTTGCTAATTGCACAACAAATCCAAATCAATTTGATGTCAAGAGAGTCACAGAGGATGAATTCAATAAATTCAATGATTATGAACAAAGCTAACAGAGACAAACTCAAAGCCCTGGAGCTGGAGCAACTCAAAGAGAAATATCCATCCATGAGAGAGGAGATGATTCCATTGACTGACTGGAAAGATAACTCAGCCAATAACCTAACAAAGTGCATCATCTTTTGGATCAAGGCAATGGGAGGACAAGCTGAGAGGATCTCCAATCAAGGACAATACAGAGCTGGCAACAAGATTCAAGTTGGTGATACATTCAAACAACTCCCTGGCAAGTGGACTCCAGGAACAGGCACCAAGGGCACAGCTGATATCTCAGCAACCATCAGAGGCAGATCAGTTAAGATTGAGGTCAAATATGGAAAGGACAGGCAATCAGATGCTCAGAAACAATATCAACTGGATGTTGAGAGAGCTGGAGGAACATATTACATTGCAAAAGATTTTGACTCTTTTGTGCTTTGGTATGAAAGTTTTTCACTACATTTGTAAAAATTAATAACATCATATATGGAAAATCAATTAAATTTTGACATCCCATCAACATCAGAGAAGTTGAGGGCAAAAAAAGCTGATCCAGTTACTGGAATCAGTTTGTACAGCAAGCTCCACAGAGCAAAGCTGAGCATTGGAAAGGTTGTTAAAAATGCAACGAATCCACATTTCAAGAAATCATATGCTGATATCAATGCTCTCCTGGAGACTGTTGAGCCAATCTTGCATGAGAATGGGCTGTTGTTATTGCAACCAATTCATGACACAGTGCTTGTGACTCAGATCATTGACATTGATTCTGGTCAGATGATTGAATCATGGCTGTCATTGCCATTGATTACAGATCCACAAAAGATGATCAGTGCAACAACTTACTATCGTAGAGCAACATTACAGGCAATTTTGGCCTTGCAAGCTGTGGATGATGATGGCAATGATGTATCAAATAATAATAAAGAGCTGCCATCAATCACTGAGGAGAGATTTCAAGATGCTTTAAGTGCTATTCAAAAGGGTAAATTTTCAATAGAGCAATTGAAAGAAACGTACAAACTAACACCAGAACAGGAGGCACAGTTATGATATTCAGATGTTCATCATTAGCAAAGCTCATGACCAATCCAAGGAACAAGTCTGAGAGCTTATCAGAGACAGCCAAGAGCCACATTAGGAAAATGGCAAAAGAGAATTTCTATGGATACACCAGCAAGTTTGAAACCAAGGAAATGAGAAAGGGCACAGAGTATGAAATGGAATCCATTGCTCTGGTTAATTCAGTTTGGTTTGGTAGCAACTTTGTCAAGAATCAATTGAGAGAGACTCAAGGATATCTCTCAGGACATCCAGATATCATCACTGATGATTCCATCATTGACATCAAAACATCCTGGAGCCTTGAAACCTTTCCAGCCTTGCCAGAGGATGCTGATTCATATGAATGGCAAGTCAGAGGATATATGCATCTATTCAACAAGCCAAGAGCATTTGTGATCTTTTGCATGATTGACACAGATGATGAGCTCTTGACTGACTGGGACAACAGAGATATTCACAAGGTATCTCACATTGATCCAACCAAGAGAATCACTGTGATCCAATATGACAGAGATGATATCCTTGAGGAGTTGATGCTCTCCAGATTGAGAGATGCATCAGAGTTTTATTCACAATATATGCAACAACTTAATAACAAGTAAAATGAAAGAATTAAAAAAACAACATTTAGAAATGCTTCAACTACTTGAAAGCATAGAAGTAATGTTACAGAATGGAAACTCAATACACCCTAATAGTGTAATAAGAGGAGCTATCCAAACAGCAATAGGTATGGAAGTAAATGTCACAAATGTTAACGATAAATGTGACAATAAACAGACAGCAGTAGAATTTTTAGAAGAACAAATAAGATATTATATATCAAATGATGACAGATTATATGATATGTTTAAACAAGCCAAAGCAATGTTTGAGGAGCAAGTAACTTTATCTCATATAAATGGACAATCTGAATTTGATAAAGGTGCTTATGGAGAGCATAATGAAAAGTTAGCAAATGAATATTATAATCAAAACTATAAATAAAAATAAAATGAAATTATTAAAGCATACATGGATGGAACTATCTAAAAAAAATAGATTTAGTTTTATAGACATATTTAGAATTTTTATAGTAATAGAATTAATTAAGTATTTTATTAACCTTTAAATCAGAATAATATGAACAATGAAGTAAAAGGCATCTTGCATGTCAAAGGACAAACACAACAGAGATCTGAGAAATTCTCAACAAGATCATTCACAATCAAAACAAATGATGACAAATATGAGCAGTTCATCACATTTGAGCTACTCAATGACAGAACAGATATTATTGATCCATTTAGAGTTGGTGAGGAGATTACAGTGTCATTCAATCTCAAAGGCAGAGAGTGGAAAAGCCCACAAGGAGAAGTCAAATATTTCAACACACTTGAGGCATGGAAAGTGCAAGGCATTTTTTAATTGCCCTAAAAGATGGAGAGAGCATCAAGGACTGGATGATCCGAGAAACTCTCTCCAGGCTTTCCAGGAGATACAAGGCTGTTCACCTGGCAGAGGACTTGAATGTCAATCCATCAAAGATCCATAGATTCCTTACTGGAAAGAATGTTAATGATGACTTCTATCAAAGATGGTTTTCTTGGTATGTCAAAAAACAATAACTTAGTGATGTGGAATTTTGGAAAAAAGAGGCATATGATATCGCTTACAAGATCACTGGAGGAAATAACTTATTTCATGACCTTGTCCCACATGTCTTTTTGCTATTGGCAAAACTCGACATCAAAGAACAAGATCTCCCTCGAGTATTTGCCAGATGGGCATACAACCAATACAACTGGAAAGAATCAAAGTTCAACCAATTGTACAGAGGATCAGTGCCCATCCCAGATGGATTCGACAAAATAGCAGATGATGACATGTACAATGAGAGTCAATATCAACAGATCCTGGATGCTTACCTTGAGCAATCTCCTGACAATGATGAGGAGCTGTTCTGTAAAGAGATCACAAAGATGAGACTCATGGGCATGACATACAGAGAAATCAAAGGATTGACAGGAATCAACCTGGATACTATAAACAAAGCAATAAATAAATTCAAATATGATTTACATAATTCCTCTTTTATCAGTGGGGATTGCCAGGGCTCTCCAGAGTTTGGGCATGCCCAATATCAAACCATTTAATTGCCAGAGCTGTATGTCATTCTGGATAACAGTGGCAATTTTTTCCCTTTATGAATGGAGGCTCTGTGCTCTTGGTTTCATATCATATCTAATCAGTGACTTAATCTTGATCTATGAAAATAAGTGATGAGCTGCAATCTCAAGTTGACAGATATATATTGACCAGATCCTTTGCTCTTGATGCTCCTCTCAAGAGAGAGCTGGCTGATTGGTACAAATGGGCTGGATTTGGTACACTGAACATTGGATGTGGCACATGCATCAGAAATGCTATGCAGAAACTCAGCAACCACTATCAGACTGATATGGCACCAAAGAGCCCTAAGATTCATTTCATTGGTATCAAGCAAGAATCAATCACATCAATGACCTTCAATCAACTCAAGGCAGAGGCCAAGAGGAGAGGCATCAACATGCCAAATACATCAACAAAACAAGACTTAATACAAGCCCTATCATGAAACTCTGTGCTCCAGTGCCTGTTTTTGGCCGTTTTCCTCTTGTCAGACTCACTATCTCCAGATTAAAGAGGCAAGGAGTCATTCCAATAATTATGGGCCATGAGAGAGAAGCTCTTGACATTGCCAAAGAATTTAATGTTGAGTTCATATCAATCAGCAATGATCCTCTTGGCAACAAGTGGAATGCTGGATTCATGGCTTGCCAAAATTATTCTCCTGATGGAGTGATATTCATGGGCTCCTCTGACTGGGCCTCTGATGATTACATTCAATCAGTTAGTGATGCTCTCAATGACTTTGCATTCATTGGAATGCTTGGCTGTCATTTTGCTGATGTATCTGATGAGGTGAGGCTGGTCCATTGGCCAGGATATCTAAAAGGCCAACGACAATATGAGCCAATAGGGATTGGCAGAGTGCTCAGAGCTGATCTCCTTCAAAAAATAAACTGGCAACCATTTGATCCAAGACTATCATCAGGGCTCGACTGGTCAATGTATCTCAAGACCATCAGATTGGTTGATGAGATTGCTGTGATCAAGGATGAGGAGAAAGATGTCAGACTCTTGTCAATCAGTACAGATAAATGGACCAACAAGCATAAATTCTCAGATCACTGGTCAGGAGCTCTCAAGTCAACACATATGAACAATGAGCTGTTGAAAAATAATTTTGAGGAAATATTCACACTATGAATCAGGCACACATCTCAGAATCTCTTGCTGGCCTTGATAAAGGGCTCATCAAGAAATATAACCTGGTTCCGTACAGCAATTTCATTTTTCCAGCAATATTCATGGGCATGTACAGAGAGGAGGATTTCAACATATTCTCAAAACATATCGGAGGAGCAACAGTCATATGGTTTGGATCAGATGCTATGGATCTCAGAGAGGAGTGGGTTGATACTCTCAACTCAGCTGTGAACATTGCAGTCTCTCAACAAGTGGCTGATACACTGGAGAGCAAGGGAGTGGATGCAATGGTTTATCCATTCAATGCTGTTGAGCCAGATATGTGGCCATGTGTTCCGAATGGGAACAAAATATTCTGGTATTCTGGCAACAGCCCAGAGTTCTATGGACAGGAGCTGATCAATGAAATCAAGGAGAGAATTGACATTCCAATCATCAGAGCTGGTCATGACACATTCTCAAGAGAGGAGCTGGTCAGTGTCTATTCTCAATGTTTTCTCAATCTCAGATTGACTCCTCATGATGGTTGCCCTAATACCAACATTGAGATGGGCCTCATGGGCCGAAGGTCAATATACAATGGTGATCTGCCAGCATCAATCTCCTGGCATTCAGTGGATGATATATGTGACAACATCATGCTTGAATATTCACTGAGAGAATTTAGTAATAAAGAAGTATCAAAAATTTATCATACATTTGTGAACTATGAAAGAATGTCAACGCTGTTTATTTAATGACTCTTTTGCAGAGATAGGAGAGCATCAATGTGAATACTGTGATCTCCATGATGAGCTGGAGAGACAAGCATCAGGACCTGGTGCCCTGGAGCATCTAATTAAATCCATCAGATACAAAGGGATGGATAAAAAATACAATTGCATCATGGGAATCTCTGGAGGAGTGGACTCATCAACCTTGCTTTATGCAGCGGTCAGATATTGGAATCTCAAGCCCTTGGTCATTCACTTTGACAACAATTGGAATGCTCCAGAGGCTGTCCACAACATGACACAGTTGGTCCAAAAACTCGGAGTTGATTGCATCACATATCAAGTCAACAAGAGTGAATATGACAGGCTCAATGATGCATTCCTCTGGGCTGGCCTTCCTGATGCAGATATACCAAACGACATTGCCATGACCAAGCTGATGTATGACACAGCTCACAAGTATGGCATCAAGTACATTCTCAATGGCCATGATTTCAGAACAGAGGGATCAACTCCAAAGGGATGGACATACATGGATGCAAAATACATCCGATCAGTTTACAACAAGTATAGTGGCCTTGAGCTTCATAACTATCCACTATTCACATTCAAAGACCAATTGTTCTATGCTCTGATGGGCATCAAGAATGTTAGACCATTCCATTACAAGTGGGATCGTGAGTCAATGGAGGAGGAAATGAAAAGATTCATCAACTGGCAAGATTATGGAGGCAAGCATTGTGAGAATGTTTACACTGAGTTTGTCGGATCATATCTCTTGCCTGTCAAGTTCGGAATTGACAAGAGAATTGTGTATCTCTCAGCACAGGTGAGAAGTGGCAAGCTCAAGAAAGATGAAGCTCTTGCCATATTCAATCAGCCATCAACATTCGACACAACCAAACTGGGAGCCATTGAGCAGAGAGTCATGAAACTGATCTCCATCAGAAAGCTGGACAGAAAGAACTTTGAGAGATATGATTTCAAGAAATACAGAGCATTGATCTGGATACTTGCAAAGCTCAAAGTTGTGCCTTATACGTTTTATATTAAATATTGCAAATAATGCCAATACCACAACCAACACCAAAAGAATCTGAAAATGATTTCATCTCAAGATGCATGTCAGATGAGAAAATGAAAGAGGAGTACACTGATGAGGCTCAGAGATATGCTGTTTGTGCCTCTCAATTTGCAGCTCCTCGAATATCATTTGACTGGGATGGAACAGGATCAACAGCCAAAGGAAAGGAGCTCATTCAATCATACCTGGACAAAGGTGCCGAGGTGTTTATCATCACAGCAAGATCAAGCAAGAGTGGAATATCATTCCCTGGTGTTGAGATTATTGCAACAGGATCAAACAAGGCAAAGATTGAGAAAATTAAAGAGCTTGGCATATCTAAACACTATGACAACAATGAGAATGTTGTTAATGAACTTGGAGATATAGGTGAACTTTTTAGAACATAGTAATATAATAATAAATAATCTATCTATTATATTTACATAATAGAGAGATATAATCATGCCTAATTATGTCAAACACACACAGAGATATTGACATTGAGAAACTCAGAGAATTAGCCTGGAAATATATTGATGAATGTGAATCAGCAACTAAACAGGTTGTTGTTAATTCTGGAGTGCATGAAGTCAAAGACAGAATCATTCCTGATGTTAGACATTTCTTGAGAATATGGATGAGAAAACAAGACTTTGAATTTTATCAAAAGAGTCAATATTATAGAGCAATGAATGATGAGAATCATCCATTATCGGACACAATAAAAAATATACAAGAGGACTTTAAATCACTTGGCATTCACATTGTAGCCAATGAAGGCAAGGGCATATTCTATGGAAAGAACTTTCTTGGAATGCATGATCGCCAACAGATTGAAACAAAAGATGTTGAGAAGTTTGATTTTGAATGACAACTGTCAAAGGCTACAAGCCTCACAAAACACAGAGAGAGATCCATGATGCCATCAACCATGGGCATGAGAAATATTATGCTCTGAACATTGGTAGGCAGTTCGGCAAGACCTTGCTTGGAATCAACCAGCTTTTGTACTGGGCCATCAATGACAAAGGGTGCAAGATAGCCTGGATCACACCAGTGTACAAGCAAGGCAAGAAAGTATTCTCAGAGCTTGAGAGAGCAGTGACAAGGAGTGGGCTGTTCACATTCAACAAGTCTGATCTGATTGTCACAGGCTTTGGATCATCCATTGAGTTCTTTTCTGGAGAGAGACCAGACAACATCAGAGGGAACACCTTTGATTATATGGTTGTGGATGAGATGGCATTCACCAGGCAAGAGCTGTGGGATGAGGTACTGAGTGCAACAGTTATGGTCAAGGGCAAGAAGGTGATATTCATCTCAACACCAAAAGGCAAGAATCATTTCCACAGGATCTGCATGCAACACAACTATGATGAGAGATATGCATATTTCCATTATTCCTCATATGACAATCCAATGATTGATCCAAGAGAATTGGATGAGAGAAAGAGATCACTCCCTGATCACATATTCAGACAGGAGTATCTGGCAGAGTTCCTGGACAATGGCTCTGGTTTATTCAAGAACATCAGAGAGTGCATCAAGCCAATATCTCCAGGAGCCAAGGCATATGCTGGATTGGACATTGGCCGAGCTGATGACTACACTGTGCTCACAATATTGGATGAGGATGGGCAACAGATCTATGTCAACAGATGGAGGCATCAGGATTGGACCAAGATCATTGACTCAGTTGCTGATGTCATCAACAGGCACAGAGCAACAACACTGATTGAGGTCAACAACCAAGGTGATGTATTCCATGAGATGCTCAGAGATAAATGTCGCAATCTGATTGTGCCATTCACAACAACATCCAAGAGCAAACCAATCATCATTGAGGATCTTGCAATGGCATTTGAACAGAGAGAGATCTCCTTGCAAGATGTTGATTGGTTGGTTGACGAGCTTGAGAATTTTACCTATATTTACAACGTGAATACCAGGGCTGTGCAATACTCAGCTCCAATTGGATTGCATGATGATGGTGTGATGAGCTTGGCTCTTGCATGGCATTGTCGCAAAACACAACAAAACAAAGGCAGATATCAAGTGATCAGAGCATGAAAGATTTCAACATAAAATTGCCAGCAAGCATCAAGGAATGTGGGGCTGATATGATGTACAAGTGGCTCATGGTAAGTGACACGTTATCAACCATTAACGAGAGGTCACTTACAGAGATACTTGAATTCCATTGTCAAGTTGTGAGCATATTCTCCAGGTTGCCAGTGAACAAAGTCAAGAAGGCTGTTCCTGATTCAATCATGGAGGCCAGCAAGCATATATTCACAATCATCAGTCAATACCAACAGAAAGAGCCAGAGGAGGTCATTGAGATTCAGGGCCAAAAGTACAGGCTTGAGAAAAACTTTTCTCATGTCACAACAGGTCAGATCATTGACTTGAAACTGATTGAGGATATCAGTGCTGATCCATGGGCACCATTGTCAATCATGTATGTTGAGGATGGAATGGAGTATTGCCAGGAGGACGAGAGAGGCAGAGTGCTCAATCCTAATGAAAAGAGATATCTGATATTCAGAGAGCATTTTCCTGGTGATGAGTTCTTGAATTTCTACGCTTTTTTTTTGGACAGCTTAGACAAGCGGAGGCTCGCTATTTTGGGGATACAGACAGCGAGGATGATGATGGAGAGGATGATTCTGGAGCAAGAGTTAAGGATTCAGAATGGTTCCTCTGGACAGGAATCATCCATAGATTATCAAGAGATATGGGATGCAGTGTGGAAGGAATTACAAGACAGCCATATGTAAAGACATTGTTCTGGATGAATTACTTCAAGATTGCTGATGAACAAAAACGCATATTAAACAAAGAGCATGGCTGATGAATTTGACTTTCTTGACCAGTTTGGTGTCTCTGAGAGTGATGCATCTCAGCCAGCAAATGCATATGAGAGATTCATTCTTGATCTTGCCAACAAGGTCACAGAGGATCTGAGAGATACAATCTCCAGCAAGGCAAGAAACACAGGAGCCTTAGCTCAGTCAGTTGTTTACTTTCCCACAGGACAGTTGAGCTTTGAGATCCAGGCAGATGATTATTACAAGTACATTGATGAGGGTGTCAATCCAGTAGGTCAGAGTTTATATGATACTCCATATTCATTCCAATATCCTGGAGTTAGCTCGAATCATGCAAGAGCCATCCAGCAATGGAAGGGCATGGAGATGTCACAGGCTTATGCAATAGCAAGCCATATGAAAACAACATCAGGGCTCAGACCAAGGAACATAACAACAAGCACAATCACTGATGATTATCTTGAGAGAATTGCATCTGATCTGGCAACAGTGACAGGCTTGCTCTTTGATATCACATTCACTAAAAACACAAAAACATGGCAATAACAATATATGATGAGCCACAGAAATACAGCTCAGCTGGCAATCCTTTGATGTTCACATTCTCATCAGATGAGACAGGGCAACCAAATTTCTCATTCATTGTTGAGGTGTATGTGAATGGATCATTGCATTCAACACACCAGGTGTTCAGACAATTCAACACCTTGAGCAAGTTTGATTGTTCTGGTATCTTGTCATCAACATTGTCAAGCCCTTTGATTGTGGATGGCACATTGACAACATTCTATGATTCAGCCATAAATGAATATTACATCATTGTATATGAGAAATATGGAGCAACTCCAACAACTCAAGCCAGTGATACAAGCTCAACATTGTATGCATTCAATGGCTCATTGAGGCATTCTGATTGGATTGACTTTAATTATCAGAATTACAATGCAGATACCAATAACAGCACATCACCAAGATTGTTCTTGACATCATGGCCAAGAGCCAAAAGATATTATTGTGGACTTGATGAGAGAATATTCTTGGGCATCATCTGTGATGATACAGGGATGAATCTCAGAGTCAGAATATACAACAGCTCAAACACACAGATTGCAACAGATCTTGTCTCAGTTACCTTGAGCAATTTCATTGTATTTGATGCATCACCATCAACCATCATTGCCAACACAAGCATAACACAGGGCAACTTTGATGCAGCTGCATATTACACAATTGAGGCAAGGCCAACAGGAGGGGGTGCATATTCTGGAGCATCAGAGGCATTCAGAATTGATATTGATCTTGAATGTCACAGATATGATACAAAGAGATTACACTGGATGAACAAGTTCGGCATGTGGGATTCATTCACATTCACCTTGGTATCTGTTGATTCAACCAATGTTGAGAGCTATGGATATCAGAGAGAGAGAGGAGTCTGGGATAATACATCATACATTTATCCGACATATCAAGGTGAGAGAGTTACCTTTGCCAAGAGGGCAACAGATCAGCTGATTCTCAACAGTGATTGGATCAGTCAAGAGGTACAGCAATGGCTTGTGAGGAGCTTGTATGAATCACCTGTTGTGTATCTTGAGCAAGAGAATGGTACAGAGTTCGAGCCAGTGAACATCACTAACAGCTCATATCAATTCAAGACAAGGAGGAGAGATGGCTTGATACAAGAGCAGATCACCATTGAGAGGACATATTCATACACATCACAACTGAACTGATGGCTGGAGAATTATACATAAATGACAGGCTTGTTGACCTGGATCAGGGCATCCCATTTCCACTAACATTCAACATCAGTGACATCAAGGATCTGACAGCAAGGAAGGGCAACAAGTCAAAGACAATCACCTTGCCAGGAACAAGGAGAAATTATGAGCTCATGTTGTCAGTGTTCACATTGTCATCCATTGACAAGATCTCTGATGATGAGAGTGATTTCATTGACTTTGATCCAAGCATCAAGGCAAGTGCAAGATATTACCAGAATGGCTTGCTTGAGTTCAATGGAGTGGCTCAGTTGATGGAGTGCAAGTTGAGCAATGGAGTTTGGTCCTTTGATGTGACTCTTGTGAGTGACACAATTGACTATATCTCCAGGCTTGCAAAGATCAAGATCAATGAGCTTGGATGGTCAGAATACAACCATGCCATGACATTGACCAACCAACAGAATTCATGGAGTGGATTGATTGAGCTGAATGGCTCACCAGCATATGTGTACAATTCACCAGACTGGGATGGCCGAGGTTATTACTACGGCTTGATTGATTACGGGTACACAAGACCAACGCCATCCACGTTTGGTGTTGAGCACATTCCTCCTCAAGTATTCGTTTATGAGATTCTTGAGAAGGCTTTTGCATATGCTGGCATCAAATGGTCCAGCACATTCCTTGAGAGCCA